TCTATTTTTTGCAGATTTTTCGGGTCAAATACAGGTTTTCTAAGCAAATAACCCTTTACAACGTGATTTTGTACATTTGTAAAAATAGGATCTATTAACTCTGTTGGTATTTTAAGAACACCTAAAATACCAGCCTCGGGATGATCTTTGTGTATTATATGTTCAAAATATATTTCACCCTCTATCAACAATTGTCTAAAATATTCCCAACCTGCATAATCTAAATCAAAATACTGTATATATTTGTTAAACTCATCATTTAGTTTTTTAAAACTAGCATCAGTAAAATCCGACTTGCGATTTTTAATTTGTAATTTTACAATATTACCATCTGCATCTTTGTTAATTAATTCATCGCAAATTTGATCTAAACAATTTGAAATTTCCGAAAAAGCAGCCATTACCCTGTAGTCACCTAATCTTGATGCTTTATCTTGTTGTATGTTAGCATATAAATATGCATCTCTATAAGAGTTAATTAATCCAGGTATTGGTGTATTATTATATAATGTTGATGCACTTATACTTTGTCTTTGTAATGCTTCAATTCTTTTACTACCTTTATCAGCGAAATCGGTGTATTTAGGGTTTAATTCATTAATAGGTGTAACATTTGTGTAACTTTGATATGGAAGTCTATTAGTAATAAACTTCATCATAGTTTTCCCAAACGTGCTGTCATCACCAGTAGTTGCCATAATTACTATTATTTAGTGTGGAGCTCGTAAATATATATATATCGTTGATATATAAAATTATGAAAGTACAAGTGTATAACTTGACCCAAAACCACAAAAATCAGTAGCAGGATCTGGTGCTAAACGAGATTTAGGTGTACCATCATCGGGGTCGGTCCAATTAAACGTTAATTGAATTGGTATGTTAGTATCGCAGCAACCTGCAATAGTACCAAGTGTAATTTGTTGCGCCCAATCTACAGATATTGGAGAGGCTGTAAATGAAACTGTTGCACCATTAGGGTTTGTAGTTACTGACCAGCTAAGATCAGTAACATCACCACCTTCATTGTTTAATACTGACCATGTTTGAGTAAGTGGGTTACCACATGCAATACCTGTACCTGTTGGTGTTCTTGTTGATGTTCTAGTTTGTGTAGCTGTTCTTGTTTTTGTCGGAGTTTGGGTAGCTGTTCTTGATGGTGTAGGTGTTCTGGTAGCTGATACACCTGGTGTTTTAGTAGCAGTGGGGGATTGTGTGCTTGTACGTGTACTTGTTGATGTTCTAGTTTGTGTGGGTGATTTCGTTCTTGTAGGTATTGCTGTTTTTGTAGCTGTAGGTGTTTGGGTGGATGTTCTAGTACTTGTAGCTGTTCTTGTTTGAGTGGGTGTTTGAGATCTTGTTCTAGTCTGAGTTGAGGTTCTTGTATTAGTAGATGTTCTTGTCTGGGTTGGTGTAAAAGTTTGTGTTTGAGTCGGGGTTTGGGTTTGTGTCGGTGTTTGAGTTTGAGTGGGTGTTTGAGTGGATGTTCTCGTACTAGTAGATGTTCTTGTTTGTGTTGGTGTCTGTGTGTGTGTTGACGTTTGGGTTTGTGTTGGTGTTTGTGTTTGTGTGGGTGTATTTGTTCTTGTATTTGTAGATGTTCTTGTTTGTGTAGTTGTTTGAGTTTGTGTGGGTGTTTGAGTCTGTGTTTGTGTTTGAGTCTGTGTTTGTGTTGGTGTTTGTGTTGATGTTTGAGTTTGGGTTGGTGTTTGTGTGTTTGTTCTCGTGTTTGTAGCTGTTCTTGTTTGTGTTGGTGTTTGAGTCTGTGTTGGTGTTTGAGTTTGTGTTGGTGTTTGAGTCTGTGTTGATGTTTGAGTCTGTGTTGGTGTTTGAGTATGTGTTGGTGTTTGAGTATGTGTAGGTGTCTGAGTAGATGTTCTCGTTTGTGTTTTAGTAGCAGCTGGTGTTTGTGTTCGTGTTTGTGTAGATGTCTGGGTTTGTGTCTGTGTCGGTGTTTGTGTTGGTGTTTGAGTTTGTGTCGGTGTTTGAGTACTTGTTCTTGTGTTTGTAGCTGTTCTTGTTTGTGTTGGTGTTTGAGTTTGTGTTGGTGTCTGTGTGCTTGTTCTTGTTTGTGTTGGTGTCTGAGTTTGTGTTGGTGTTTGTGTCTGTGTTGGTGTTTGTGTCTGTGTTGGTGTTTGTGTCTGTGTTGGTGTTTGTGTCTGTGTTGGTGTTTGTGTACTTGTTCTTGTTTGTGTTGATGTTCTCGTTTGTGTAGGTGTTTGGGTTTGTGTTGGTGTTTGGGTTTGTGTTGGTGTTTGAGTTTGCGTCGGTGTTTGAGTACTTGTTCTTGTTTGTGTTGATGTTCTCGTTTGTGTAGGTGTTTGGGTTTGTGTTGGTGTTTGTGTCTGTGTTGGTGTATTTGTACTCGTTTGAGTACTTGTTCTTGTTTGTGTTGGTGTTTGTGTTTGCGTTGGGGTTTGAGTTTGGGTTGGTGTCTGAGTTTGGGTTGATGTATTTGTACTTGTTTGAGTACTTGTTCTTGTTTGTGTTGGTGTCTGAGTTTGTGTTGGTGTTTGTGTTGATGTTCTCGTTTGAGTACTTGTTCTTGTATTTGTAGATGTTCTGGTTTGGGTTGGTGTTTCAGTTTGTGTTGGTGTTTGCGTTTGTGTCGGGGTTTGGGTTTGGGTGGGTGTAGCAGTCACCCCGATAGTTGATGTAGATGTAATTGTTTGTGTTGATGTCCTTGTTTGTGTAGAAGTACGTGTTTGGGTAGGTGTATTACTTGAAGTTTGGGTAGTTGTTCTTGTTTGTGTAGCTGTTCTTGTTTGTGTTGGTGTTTGAGTTTGTGTCGGTGTTTGAGTACTTGTTCTTGTGTTTGTAGCTGTTCTTGTTTGTGTTGGTGTTTGAGTTTGTGTTGGTGTCTGTGTGCTTGTTCTTGTTTGTGTTGATGTCTGAGTTTGTGTTGGTGTTTGTGTTGATGTTCTCGTTTGTGTAGGTGTTTGTGTCTGTGTTGGTGTTTGGGTAGATATTTGAGTAGCTGTTCTAGTTTGTGTTGGTGTTTGTGTCTGTGTTGGTGTTTGAGTCTGAGTTGGTGTTTGAGTGCTTGTTCTTGTTGGTGTTTGAGTTTGAGTTGATGTTTTCGTCTGTGTTGGTGTTTGTGTCTGTGTCGGCGTTTGCGTATCCGTACGTGTTGGTGTCGGTGTTTGTGTAGATGTTTGTGTCTGCGTTGATGTTACTGTTTGAGTTGGTGTCGATGTTGGTGTAGATGTTTGAGTTGATGTACGTGTTTGAGTTGGTGTTTTGGTTTGTGTCGATGTTTGAGTCTGGGTGGATGTTATTGTACTTGTACGGGTTTGTGTGGAAGTGCGAGTTTGTGTGGGCGTTTGTGTTTGCGTTGGTGTCTGTGTTTGTGTTGGTGTCTGTGTCTGAGTCTGTGTTTGAGTCTGAGTTGATGTCTGAGTAGTTGTTTTTGTCTGAGTTGGTGTAGGTGAACTACCGGGTGTAGATGTTGTTGTTCTCGTGTTGGTAGCTGTTTGTGTCTGTGTTGGTGTTTGTGTCTGTGTTGGTGTTTGTGTCTGTGTTGGTGTTTGTGTACTTGTTCTTGTTTGTGTTGATGTTGATGTATTGGTGGGGGTTGTTGTTTGAGTTGATGTACGTGTTTGTGTTGGTGTTTTCGTCTGTGTTGGTGTTTGGGTCTGTGTAGATGTCTGTGTAGATGTTCTTGTGTTGGTAGCTGTTATTGTCTGTGTTGGTGTTTGAGTCTGTGTTGCTGTTTGGGTTTGTGTTGGTGTTTGTGTTGAAGTTTGAGTCGATGTACGAGTAGGGGTTGCTGTAGGTGTAGGTGTACCTGTAGCTGAAACACCTTGCGTGGGTGTTCGAGTTTGCGTTGAAGTTGATGTCGGGGTTTGGGTTGATGTACGCGTTTCAGTTATTGTACGTGTTTGTGTGGGTGTCTGTGTCGATGTTGAAGTTAATGTAGATGTGGCTGTTCGTGTTGGTGTATTGGTGGGTGTGGGAGTTGATGTGTTTGTCGGTGTATTTGTTAATGAATTTGTAACAGTTCGTGTATTAGTTGATGTGTTTGTTGGTGTCGTGGTAGGTGTTTTTGTGGGTGTAGAAGTTGATGTTACTGTAGAGGTAGGTGTTTGAGTATTTGTCCTAGTGTTTGTAGATGTTTGTGTTTGAGTTGGTGTAAGCGTTAAAACTGCAGTTGGTGTACGGGTGACGCTTGAAGTAGGTGTATTAGTAGCAGTTCTAGATGATGTAAGAGATGGTGTAATTGTAGGTGTTCTTGTTTGTGTAGGTGTAAAGGTATTTGTTGATGTAGGTGTTGGGGTTTTTGTTTGTGTTGAAGTACTTGTTACAGTACTTGTAATGGTGGGTGTTGTAGTTGGTGTTTGGGTTGGGGTAAGAGTTTGAGTAGGTGTTTGAGTGGGTGTTTGGGTATTTGTTCTTGTTTGGGTAGGTGTAACTGTAGGAGTAGGTGTCGACGATGGTATAACTACAATATCTGCAACCGGTACAAGTCTGTCACTATTTGGATTAAACACCTTCATGGTTACATATATTTATAAAAAAATATTAAATCACAAACACGTGCAATATTAATTTAATTTCTATAATAAATAGTGTTTATTATGATGGGCTGTAAGTTAAAATACATGGGTCACCGTAGGTAGCAGCATGCACACCAGGATATTGAGCTAAAATAGTTGAAATAAAGGTTGAATATAACCAATATGGTGAATGTTGTGATACAACTGTACAGAGAGGGGGTACTTTAAACCAATTATACACAAGTTCAACACATGTAGTATCCATTGATGGTGAGAAACTATCTATAGCTGCTTGGTTGAATCTAAGCATGTATAATTGTTTACTTGTACCTGCGGCTACAGTACCCATACTAGCACTACTAACTACTTCACAACTTGCACCAGCTCCGTCTATATTACTATTAGCATTCACTGATTGACTTACCCCTACTAAAGGACATTGTGGTTCAGGGTTACTAATAACAAGCGTGATATAATACCAACCACCTTCTGGACCCGAGGCTGGTGTAGTGGTGGGAGTTTGTGTTGCTGTTTTACTACGTGTTCTAGTTGCTGTTCTTGTAGAAGTCGAAGTTCTTGTAGGGGTGGGTGTAACCCCTTCAGATGTAGGGGTTCTTGTTTGTGTAGGTGTTTGTGTTGGTGTTTGTGTTTGTGTTGGTGTTTGTGTAGATGTAGGTGTTTGTGTACGTGTTCTTGTGCTACTAGCTGTTCTTGTATTAGTAGGTGTTCTTGTGTGAGTTGGGGTTTGAGTCTGAGTTGGTGTTTGTGTTTGTGTGGGTGTTTGTGTTTGAGTAGGTGTTTGAGTTTGTGTTGGTGTTTGAGTTTGTGTAGGTGTTTGAGTTTGTGTAGGTGTCTGCGTTGGTGTCTGAGTTTGTGTCGGTGTTTGAGTCTGAGTTGGGGTTTGAGTCTGAGTTGGTGTCTGAGTTTGTGTTGGTGTTTGAGTTTGTGTAGGTGTTTGAGTCTGAGTTGGTGTTTGTGTAGGTGTTTGTGTTTGTGTTGATGTTTGTGTTTGTGTTGATGTTTGTGTTTGTGTTGGTGTTTGAGTTTGTGTGGGTGTTTGAGTCTGAGTTGGTGTTTGTGTTTGTGTAGATGTTTGAGTTTGTGTGGATGTCTGAGTCGGTGTAGGTGTAGCAGTAACCCCTGAAGTAGGTGTAGCTGTTCTCGTTTGGGTATTTGTTCTTGTTTGTGTAGGTGTTCTTGTTTGTGTAGGTGTTTGTGTTTGCGTTGGAGTTTGAGTTTGGGTTGGTGTTTGAGTTTGGGTGGAAGTTTGAGTAGATGTTATTGTTTGTGTTGGTGTTGAAGTTCTTGTTTGTGTAGCTGTTCTTGTTTGTGTTGGTGTCTGAGTTTGTGTAGGTGTTTGAGTCTGAGTTGGTGTTTGTGTTGAAGTCCTTGTTTGAGTTGGTGTTCTTGTTTGTGTGGGGGTCTGTGTTTGTGTTGAAGTTTGTGTTGATGTTTGCGTTTGAGTTGGTGTGGGTGAACCACCAGGTGTAGATGTACTTGTTCTCGTTTGGGTGGCTGTTCTTGTTTGTGTTGGTGTTTGAGTTTGTGTGGGTGTTTGAGTTTGTGTTGGAGTGTTTGTTCTTGTTTGTGTAGATGTTCTTGTTTGAGTTTGTGTTCTAGTTTGAGTTGATGTTTGTGTTTGTGTAGGTGTAGGTGAACTTTCAGGTGTAGATGTACTTGTTCTTGTATTAGTAGGTGTTTGTGTTTGAGTTGGGGTTTGAGTTTGTGTTGATGTTTGAGTTTGAGTTGGTGTTTGAGTTTGAGTTGGTGTTTGTGTGGATGTTTGTGTTTGGGTGGGGGTTTGGGTTTGAGTGGGGGTTTGGGTTTGTGTACCTGTTTTAGTTTGAGTGGGGGTTTGTGTTGCTGTTCTTGTTTGTGTAGGTGTTTGGGTTGCAGAAACACCTTGTGTTGGTGTAGATGTTCTCGTTTGAGTAGATGTCCTTGTTTGTGTAGATGTTCTTGTTGGGGTAGATGTTCTTGTAACGGTACTTGTAGACGTCCTTGTTTGTGTGGATGTTTGAGTAGAAGTTGACGTTTTTGTTGATGTTGAAGTATTTGTTCTTGTTTGAGTACTTGTTCTTGTTTGTGTAGATGTTTGGGTTTGAGTAGGCGTTGGTGTTTGTGTTTGTGTGGATGTGGGTGTTTGAGTCGGTGTTACAGTACTTGTTGGCGTTGAAGTAGCTGTAAATATTTGCGTTGATGTAGCTGTTCTTGTTTGGGTAGCTGTTTGTGTTGGTGTTTTTGAGCTGGTTAAACTACTTGTTGGGGTACGTGTTGATGTCACAGTACTTGTTACGGTACGTGTTTGAGTAGGTGTTTGTGTGGGTGTCGCTGTACCGATAGGTGTTGAAGTACGTGTTTGAGTAGTTGTTTGTGTTGGTGTAAGTGTAATATTACATGTTGGTGTAGATGTTTTAGTAACTGTTGATGTGCTTGTGGATGTTCTTGTTTGTGTTGAGGTGTTGGACCTAGTTAAAGTTGATGTTCTTGTACTAGTTTGTGTTCTTGTTCTTGTACGTGACTTTGTAGGTGTATTTGTACTAGTAGGTGTAGGGGTTGATGTGTTGCTTGCTGTAGGTGTTGGTGTTACGGTGGAAGTTACATGTTGTGTAGGTGTAGGTGTACGGGACTTTGTGGGTGTTTGTGTTCTTGTTTGCGTTGTTGTTCTTGTTCTCGTTACAGAAGGTGTAGGTGTTTGAGTTTTGGTTGTATTACTTGTTTTTGTTTGAGTTGGAGTTTGAGTTTGTGTTGCGGTATTTGTAGGTGTTTGAGTGGGTGTACATGTAGATGTAACATCTATAAAACCATCTCTCCCAAATGGTTTCAAAAGACCTATTAAATTATTTTTCTTAAAGTAATTGTTACCCATTTTGTTTAATTATTTATGATAGAACCACTGTGTATGTATTAACTATACCGGGTAAGCAATAATCTGTTGCATCTATAGGTGCTAGCCTATATTTTGGTAAACTTGTAATAGGATCTGTCCAATTAAATGTAATTTGGAATGTAAGTATTGAATCGCAACAACCATATGTTGTACCCAATAACCTAGTTTCTGTAAATGGTATATATAATGGCTGAGGTTGAAAACTAATAATAACACCATCAGGGTTGTTTATCGACCATGTAAGGTCATTAACATCGCCACCTTCACTGTTTAATACTGACCATGTGAGTAATTTAGGTGCATTACATGGTGGTAATGGGGTCGGTGTAGGTGTAGATGTTCGCGTCGGGGTTTGAGTAGCTATTCTTGTAGGTGTAGATGTTCTTGTTTGCGTTGCTGTTCTTGTTTGTGTTGCTGTTCTTGTGCGTGTAGAAGTTTGTGTTGCTGTTCTTGTTTGTGTTGCTGTTCTTGTTTGTGTTGCTGTTCTTGTGCGTGTAGGTGTCTGGGTATTTGTTCTTGTTTGCGTGGGTGTTTGTGTAGATGTTTGTGTTGCTGTTGGTGTTCTTGTCTGGGTAGGTGTATTAGTGGGTGTAGATGTTTGTGATCTTGTATTGGTAGCTGTTCTAGTCTGTGTAGGTGTTTGAGTTTGTGTTGATGTTTGCGTTGGTGTTTGGGTTTGTGTTGGTGTTTGCGTTGGTGTTTGGGTTTGTGTTGATGTTTGAGTTTGTGTAGATGTTTGTGTTTGTGTAGGTGTTTGTGTAGGTGTATATGATTTTGTTCTTGTAGTTGTTGGTGTTCTTGTATTTGTACCTGTTTGAGTTTGGGTTGATGTTGATGTTTTTGTTCTTGTGTTTGTAGGTGTTCTTGTTTGCGTAACTGTTTGCGTTTGGGTAGGTGTTTGAGTTTGTGTTGGTGTTTCGGTGCTTGTTCTTGTACTTGTTGGTGTAGCTGTAGCAGTCACCCCAATTGTTGGTGTGGATGTTCTTGTAGGGGTAGATGTTCTCGTGGGGGTAGATGTTCTCGTTTGTGTGCAAGTTTGGGTACCTGTACTTGTTCTCGTATTGGTTGGTGTTCTTGTTTGAGTTGGGGTGGAAGAACGGGTTGACGTTCTTGTGTTGGTTGGTGTACGTGTAGATGTCTGAGTGCATGTTGCTGTTCTTGTATTTGTTGCTGTTCTTGTATTTGTTTGTGTTGATGTACGTGTTTGGGTTGGTGTCTGTGTTTGTGTAGATGTAGCTGTATTTGTAGCTGTTCTTGTGTTGGTAGCTGTTCTTGTATTACTTGACGTTCTAGTTATAGTTATCGTTCTAGTTTGTGTTGCTGTTTGAGTTATAGATTTAGTTTGAGTGCTTGTTCTTGTTTGAGTTGGTGTCTGTGTTTGTGTAGATGTTTGAGTTTGAGTAGGTGTTTGTGTGGAAGTTTTTGTCGATGTAGGTGTAATATCAGGTGTTCTTGTAACTGAACTTGTATTAGATCTAGTCACTGTACCTGTTCTTGTTGATGTAGATGTTCTTGTTTGTGTATTAGTAGATGTACTTGTAATTGTAGCAGTTCTTGTTACGCTTGGTGTAGGTGTTGAAGTACTGGTGCGTGTGCTTGTAGCGGTTCTTGTGCTTGTGTTAGTAGCTGTTTGTGTGGGTGTATTTGTAGATGTTTTTGTTTGAGTTGATGTTGAAGTTCTTGTGTTTGTCGGTGTTCTAGTTGATGTTTGTGTTGGTGTTTGTGTAGGTGTTCTAGTATTGGTGGGTGTATTTGAAGCTGTACTCGTTATTGTATTTGTTCTTGTAGATGTACTTGTACGTGTCGATGTATTCGTTGCAGTATAAGTTGGTGTCGAAGTTTGTGTTGAAGTTGAAGTGCGTGTTGAAGTTTGTGTAGCAGTATTAGTACGAGTATTAGTAGCTGTGGCTGTCCTAGTAGAAGTTGATGTACGAGTACGAGTACTAGTTGGTGTATTTGTTGGTGTATTTGTTACTGTTGGTGTTAAAGTTAAAGTTTTAGTTTGAGTGGGTGTATTTGTTGGTGTCGGTGTTTGGGTAATCGCTAAACCGTCAGAAGGAATAAACGGTGATAATTTATCTGCTAAATCACGTTGTACGTAAAACTCTGACATATTATTATATATTTAAGTTATTATTGTATTACACCCGTAATATATGTTTTATAACCTGATTCATTTGAAATTATTATACTATAGTTAGTTGCAGAACTAATTGGCGGAAGTGTTATAGATATAGCATTTTCAAAATAATCTATATTACCACCATTTTTAACAATTTCATACGCGCTAAATGGTGGGTTTGTAGCAGATACAGATGTATTAGAGTAAAAATTAACACTTGATAACGTAGGCAAAATTCCTAGTGTGTTTGCAGATAAAAACACCTTTTTAGTATATTCCATTTGCGGTAATGTACTAAAAAATGCTCCTCTAATAAATATTACAGGTAAATTACCTATATACAGAGTTGTTGTTGTAGCTTTATTACCGTCAAAGATAAACGACGTTTCAGTACTTGATAAAGCAGGTAATGCCTTTATTTGCAACGTATCAACAGATGCAGATAAAGAATTATTATACCTTACTAAATCGTCAATAGTTGTATTGAGATCTACATCTATTGCACTTACCCCGTAAAAATTTGTGTCAATAGTGTATATGTTACCAACAGGGTTGTTGTCATTTCTAAACATCCAACCTTTAATTGTAAATGAAGTATCTGCAGTTATTCTATATTTTGAACTACCATCTAATTCAGTGGGGTAATTCATACTAATCGAACCTGACCATAACACTTCTGATCTTATTTCTTGTAGATATGGTAAGTTTACATCTTTAGGGACTTTCCACGAAATAATAATATACGGATTCGTATAAGGTATAAAATTTGTTAATATTTGATCAAGATCAGTTTGATACTTAGTTATTATAGACATTGATACGTCTATATTAACAGGAATAGGGGTTTTATAAAAATAGGATTTGCTTACACTATTTTCATAAAACCCGTCCAACTTATTGAAAACACGTGACTCGTCACGTGATATACTCGATATATTGACAGCAATACATGGTATATCTATATTTTGAGCTTTGTTAACTAAATCATATAAAACCCTTTGTTTTGGTGAATAAAGGTATCTGACATTTATTTTACTTACAACATTACGGTTATTATCAAATCTTTTTATTACAATACTATCAAAAGCATTACAAAATTGTGTAAGTAAATCTTTTACTTCAAAATGAAAGGTTTCAAACTTCACATAGTTATTTATTGTATACTCATACAATACGTTCTATGAAATGCTTGGGTAAAACTGAAATATTATCCTTAATTAATCTAAATGCTGTAGCATCTAATACGTAAGTTATAGAGTGATCTTGTTTACTTCTGGTACATCTACCTGACATCTGCACTAGAGTATTAATGGTTTTACTAACATACCAGGTCTTGTCAATATCAAATTTACGTTTGATACGCTTATTAGATAATGGAGGATACGGTGTTTTAACGATAATTTGAAATCTACCTTTATCACCATTTAAATCGGTACCGAATCCTAATGAAGGGCTCACCAAAACTGTTGGTTCTGATGATTTTAAATGTATATCTAACATCTTTTCGTTATTCGTAGTTTCATCTCTAAAAATGAATCTATCACCCTTTAATTTATTTTGTAGATAATTACATATTTCACTTGTATGTGTATGTATTAAACCTTTTTCATTAGGGTGGTTATCACACAATTCTTGTATTTGTTGTGCAATAATTGGTAAGTTTTTCTTTAAATTTTCATAATTTAACGGTAATTTTGTAGATATATAAATAGGTGATTTTTTAGGGTCAAATGTCGAATCTACATCTATAAATGTATAATCTTTAATACCGAGAGTTTTTGCAAATAGTTCTGGTTTGGTTATAGTTGCAGACATTAAAACAATATGGTCTCCATGATCAAAAATATTTTTCGTTAAAACATCAACGTTTAAAGGTGTTAATGTTAATTTTTCACTTGTTTTGTCTACGATGAACTCACATTTACCCCATAAATCGGTAACATTTTCAATTTGTCTACCTATATTACCTAGAAATTTAAGTTTTATACGATCACCAATTGTTAGATTAGCTATCTTACTAGATGCTTTTTCTTTTAAATATTCACATTGTTCGGTTATAGCAATATTAAGTTGAGTTAACCAACTATAAATTGTATCGTATTTATCTGAAGTAACTTTCTTAACTTTAATACCTGCTAAATTTAGTTTATTGTAATCTAAATTTAGACCATATCTATTTGTAAGTTCTTCTTCAAGTTCACTGGCTTCATCACAAACAATATAATTTTTACGCTTTACATGGTATGGTAAAGCTAAAAACATACTATAATTTAAAATGCCAAACTTTGATGTTAGTAAAGCTTTACGTTCATTGTAATAACTACATACGTTATTAGACCAACAGTTATTTTTAAGAGTGGTTGATAGAATACATGGTGCGGCTTCTACGTCAAAATTTTCATCTACATTACACCTATAATTAGACTTACCTTTTAATTTTGGTGAATCATTAAATAGTTCAAGATACTGATCTTGTAACTGTTTGGTAATTGTTAGTGCAAATGCACCGTGTTGTGGTTCTAAAAGACAATCAGCTTCATATAAAAAATCACCATACTGATCAGTTTTGAATGCGTCATACGATTCGATAAGTCTTTTAAACTCTGATGTACAATCTTGACTTAAATTACCAAGTGTACGTGATATAAAACTTTTTCCTGAACCTGTAGGTGCTCTAACAATTATATATTTTTGTTTGTTGGCAATAGCCTTACCAATTTGTTTAAGAGCATTTTCCTGTGCTGTTGTAGGTGTAAACCCAGTAGGAAAACTTTCAAGTATTTTCGACATTCTTGATAATTCTAGTTGAAATCTTATTTTGAAACAAGTTTATTTTGTAGAATGTAATCTTATATTTTCAATGTAATATTTAGATAAATCAATTTCCACATTTTTTACCATACATTTACATAATACGTAAACATTGGTTTTACTGTCTTTATTGATATAACCTTTACCGTAACAATGTTTACAGTTATCTTTAGGGTACTCTTTAATAGGTATCTGACCTTGATCTAATAAATCTACTTCTTCATCTAAGATTTCATAGCAAATTCCCGAGTAAATACTAAAAAATTTTTTCATATTTCTTTAATAAAAATTAACGTATCGTAAAACTTATTCTTTTTATTGGGTGTATGTATTATAAATTTATAGTTTATAATATCGTTGTTTTTAGATAGTGTGTTTAACTTATAATCAAGTGTCAATGTGTTGTTTTCATTAATTGCATTAAAGGGGTAAGGTATTTCATAATTAAAAATACCGGTAGGTTTAGTAAAAATAAATTGAATAGTATATTCACGTATATTAAGCAAAGTTAATTTACCACTCTTTAAAAGTTTATTATTTTGGTTGTATATACCAATTTTTCTTTGTAAAAAATGCAATAAACGCGACTCTATTATTTCTTTAGTCATTTATTTTGAAAATTAAGTTTTTCTTGTGGGGTCATATTTTGCAATACGTTTGCAAAATATTCCCAAAATTTATCATTAGCAGGAATTGTAGCAACAATTTCAACATCATCACAGTTTACATTTCTATAGTCCTGCATGAAAATATCCCAAACAATAAGAAGATTCTTTTGTCTGGGATTGTAACGTGGTAATCTAATGGTAGGTCTAAAGTTTAATGTTAACCTACCATTAGTGCTATTAAGTAAAGAGTAACTCAAAGTAGCCATCATTCTTCTAAATGGTGGTCTACCTAATAAAGGTCTTCTTCTCTCAAATCTTATTTCACATACATTATTGAGAAGAATTGTTTTGAGTTGATCTCTACTTACTTTCATTTATTGGTTTCACGACTCCAAATATTCTTTGTTCGTTAAGAAATACACCTTTATCTATTTTACCGTGTTCATCAACTTGTAAATTACTTATCTGGACACCCATATTATTAGGGAAACAAATGTAGTCACCTTTCTTAACAAGATTTACCGATTCACCTGCCAATACAACTTTACCTATTCTCCATGCCTGAGTTGTTGCATTTAATGGTATTGCAATACCATTACGTAATATTGTGGTACCATTATTATCCCCAAAGTCAGTGTATTCAACTAAGATTATATCACTTAAGATTTTACTTAACGAAAAACCTCTTAAAACAGAATCAAAAGATTGGTTGTGTGGATTTGATAGATCAATAAGACTCTTTTGAATTGGACCTAATGAATCTATATCAGCTTTTTTGCTCATAATATTTTAATTTATTAGAAATAGATTTATAATCAATAATACCCATATCTACATATTGATAAATTTCTCGCTTTGATAACTGCATATTTTTGTCTAAAAACCCGATAATTTTATCATCTATTTGATTTTCAGCTTTATCTTTTTTGAAATATTCAATTTTCTTCCTCGATGAATTGGGTATTATTTTACATAAAAATTTATAATGTTCCTTTTTTGTTATAAAATTATTGTAATATTTGTTTACAGTTTCGTTAATAATAATAGCTAAATTAGGTGAATACATAGAAAGCCAGCGGTTAATTAAATAACCGCTGTACTCTTTTTCATTATCTATGTTATCTAATTGATCACCTTTTTTAGATATTAGTATATCATTTAAGGTATCAAATAACATATTAATGTGATATAATCTTGGTACCTGCAACAAATATATTATCGTTCATCTCATAAAACAAATTAATAACATCTGTTGCAAAGTCTTCTACTTGCTTATCGTTGAGTTCCGTGCTAAAAGCAAATACAGGTGCACGATCACCAGCTTTAATATTAATACCTAGATGACCTAAAGCAGCACCGTTTTTAACATGGGTAATACTAACGCTACACTTACCTTCAGGGCTTATTAACCCTCGCTGTTTATGTTCCTTAAGAACATAAATATCATCTCCTCTAACATCAACCTTTGCATTAAGATATTTACCAACTAAATTACCAACATTTGCACAAAACAAACGCTGATATGAAACAGCCCCAAATATATTATCACCAAGTAGAGGTATTTCCCAAAGAAAATTTAATGCATCTTCACTCCATATAAAATCCTTTTTATCTACATCTTCCTGATCAATCATACCTTCAGCAAGCACCTCCATGGTGCCTCTAAAAGCAATAATGTTACCAATAGGTAATACCCTATCTTTAAAAAACTTATATGCAAACCTATTGTGGAGAATTAAACCATCGTACGCTGTTTTCGTTTTAATAAACATACTCTTGTATTATGTATTTTTTCTTTAAAAAATCAATGATAAACTACTCCATTGTCAATGGTAATTGGGTATGCAATTGAAGTTACTGAGGTGATAATTTTTTGAATATCATCAATAAACTCTTTTGCATCGAATGGGTGTTCTGGTCTAATATTATACTTCTGAAAAACCTTTTGTAGGTCTTCAGTCTTAAAATGATGTTGAGTGTATTGTATTGTTTGAATATTTGTCATAAATTTATTACACATTTATCATGATCTATTGAACCCATATTAGCTTTTATTTTATAAAAATCAAGTTCGGGTATGTAAATAATATTACGTAACACCCCTGTATTGTATATATCAACATCGGTTTGATAATATTGTTCGTCGTCATTTATTTGATATGTATCACTAATATGTTGTTCCTCGAATATTTCCGAATCATCATCAACCATTCTACAAATTATATCCTCATATCTAGCACCTAAAACTTTATAGTACCGTTTTGTTTCTTCATCAAATTTTTTAAAAATTAATGTTTCTAAAATATTTTTATAACGTATAAATGTATCTTTACGAAAAAGACCTATATTCATACCCCATCTGGTTCTCAATCTTTTGTAATGAATACCCCTAAAATTTTTAGTAACTAAATTAAAAAAATTAGGACCCATATAAACAGTATCATGTGTATAAAACACATAACCTTTAAACTGATCCTGATTACAGGCAATATAATAAGCAGCGGTAAAGTCGATACCACCATATTCAACAAAACAATGTTTTACTGAATTTATGTATTTTGTTTCAGTATAAGGTGATTCACCTACTATAACGGTAAAGTTGTTACGTCTAGTTGGGTCTATCTTATCTATACTATCAAATAAAACTTTAGTAGATTTTTCATAAAAAGAAAAATTACTATTAACAACGTAAGTTATATTCATTGTAAAGCTACAACTTTACTAATCCACTGATACGTGTGTTGCAAACCATTTTGAAGAGGGAAATTAGGTTTCCATTTTAATTCAGATTCAATTAGTCTATTATCTGAATTACGACCTTTTACCCCTGTTGGACCGTTAATATGTTTTACAGTTATATTTTTACCTGAAATATCAATAACCATCTTTACTAAGTCATTTATAGTCACCATTTCGTCTGAACCAATATTGACAGGTCCAATAAACGGGCTGTTCATTAATCTTCTAATACCTTCAACGCATTCACTTACATAAAGAAAACTACGTGTTTGTGTACCATCACCCCACACTTCAATAACACCATTTGCAGAAGCTTCAGCAATTTTTCTACAAATGGCTGCCGGGGCCTTCTCTTTACCACCAGTATATGTACCTAATGGTCCGTATATATTGTGAAACCTTGCTATACGTATATTCAACTTATAATTTCTATGGAATGCTAAATATAATCTTTCGCTAAATAACTTTTCCCAACCATAACTACTATCAGGGTTTGCTGGGTAAGCAGAACTTTCTTCGCAATTAGGGTTTTGAGGGTCTAATTGATTGTGTTCTGGGTATATACATGCTGAAGAAGAATAAAATAATTTTCTAACATTCTTTTTAGTAGCTTCATATGCAACGTTAAGGTTAATTAACGAAGAATTATACATTACATTTGCATCATTTTCACCGGTAAAAATATAACCAGCACCACCCATATCAGCTGCTAATTGATATACTTCGGTAAACGTGTTTTCAATATCACATTCGCTATGCTGATTAGGTGTAAACATAACCCTACTAACGACTTTAGGGTCAATTAAATCACCAATAATAAATTCATCAGCTCTTGTTGATTCAAATTGAGGGTATTTGACATCAACACCTCTCACCCAATACCCTTCATCTTTTAACCTGTTAACAAGATGATGACCTATAAAACCACCTGCACCCAATACAAGAGCTGTCTTACTCATATGTTATATTAAAAAGAATTAAAGTAAATATCAAGAAACATTTTTGTATTATCAGGTAAATAATTCATATAGTTTGGTAAATCATTTAATAATTTATAGGTGTTTCTATAACCAATTATTTCTTTTTCAAGATTGGTAATAAGATCTTGAACGTTTCTATCCTGATATACACTTGCTCTATTGTAAATTACACTGTTTGGAAAATAGTGTTGGGTAATATAACCACCCCATATATCATCCATTCTACCAACATGAGGTAATACTGCATACTTAGGTAATACCTTACGACTTATAAAAGTATTTTGACTATTAAATGGGCTGATAGAAGTGCTCCAGAATGGTGTTCTTGTCATGTCAAAATTAACAATAGGCTTGTATGTCAACCTTGCAATAGCATCTATATCAGGGTCACCATTCCAAAGATCAGCCTGGATTAAAGGTGTAATTTTACTTTCACCTAAATAATCTACGTAACGTCTTTGATCTAATAAATCTAACGGGTAACCTCTATGCCACAAATGTTCGTGATCAGTAACTGAAAGAGGGTCGAAAACATTATATGGTGATTTATAAGCTCTACATTCAATTGTATTACCTATGTATATATCACTACCCCAGTCGTCATAAGGTATATTGTCATCATCAACTGTTGCTATAACATCAGCACCGCTTTCGTGGTAAGCTTCTACAAAACCTATATTACGTCTTTGTATTGATCTCCACCCAATACTATCACTCAATTGCTTATATTTACGTTCTTGATATTCAGGGTGTAAATATGTTACACCGTCTAGCTTTTCATACAATTCATGTGGTGTTTTAGTGTCTCCAACTACATAAAATTTCCAATTACGGTCTTTTGCTATTTTAGCAAATTTAAGTGTTGCTTTTGTTGGTTCGTTAATTGTTGTTGTTACTATTGTCACATTCATACTAAAGATGTAATTATTTTTTTGAAATTGTCAAGACTAAGATACTGCTGTACATTATTTCTAATCTGCATAAGTAGTTTTTCCCTTTTCATTAATATAAGTAATCTCTTCTTAAATTTCCATCTTTATTGAAAAGTTGCGTATTAATATCTCTTTTATGTACTGTGATATTATTATATTTAAAATATTCAGCAAGTTTACTTTCTGAATTACCATCTTTACATTTATTAATATTATTGATAAAATCACAATATGTACTCATTGTGTTATAATCCCCAATTGCAAATTTATCGCATGTGAATCTATGTTCTTTTGGTATAATAATATTATTAGGTTTTATAACTTCTAACCATTTAGGGTCAAATACGTTGATTCTTAAATCCGGTCTACAGCGTATATACAACCCATTTTCATCTTTTGGTGCCATTTTAAAACACCTCTCAACCCCTAACCATTGTAATTTAAAACTTGTTAGATTACAATGTTGTTTATACCCGTTCTTTTCACTTAGTTTAATATCCACTGAATATGTAGATATACCATTGGGGTTAGATATATTGTTTACTGCTTCAAATATATTTTCATCCTCAAATAATACATTACACTCATTACCTAAATTAATATTATCTTCTGGTGGTAAATAATAGAAATAATGCTGATTATGTGAAATACTCTTAAAAATTTTAGTATTTTGCTCTCTTAAGAATGAATGACCTCTTAATTGACCAGAATATAAAACGTATAAATTAGAATACATAATTAGCTAACCCCCAATTTTTTGTATTTGTTGATTTCATAAAGTTATTTACATATTTAAATCTATCATTCAGTTGTTTTCATATTTCTTTAGGTATTAAAATTAAATAACCTTGATCATTGTTTAACTTCTTAATTGTATGTGTTTCACTATACAAATTGTAGATGAATGAACTATCTTCACCGCAAATATCTTCTCTACGTTCCCCGTTATGATATCTCTTCATATGTGCATTAAATGTTCCCCATTCAAATGGTCCTTCTTCATAAATCCACAGGTCATCAATAATAATAACATCGTTGAATAGACCCACCCGTTGTTTAATATGTGTTAACTCCTTTTTAAGAGGTGCGCGGGTATCAGTATTTTTTTCTTCATCATACCTTCTATGTTTTAAATCTGCTCCTGGAAAATGAGCATCTAACCAGAATAAACAGTTGGTGTTAATTTTAGTTAGAATATCAGGTAAAATAATTGAACTATCACCTTCAACTATATCAACTCTTGGATCTTTTTCAAATCTTTTACGTGCATTCTTAACATATTCTGGCATTATTTCGATTGAAATAATTTTTTCAAATGGAAAATTGCAAGTGTGAGCAATTGCATCACCTAGAAGTGTACCGGTTTCGCAAAACGTTTTAATGTTTGATTTATTTAAAATGTTTGCTATATCGAATCTTTTAATATCACCCATAAATCAATAATTATACCTCCACGGTTTTTTAAAGAGCATTTTAATATGCTCATAATGTGGTGGTGTCCATTTTGAATACATATTTAGACTACCTTTAATATCCAATTTTTCTATAATGTAGTTTAGAGATGTTTCTACAGTATGTATTTCAGTTGCATTCTCAATTACTTTACACCAATCGAATAATGTAATATCATTTAAAAATTGCATTTCAGCAATTTTACCGGTAAATTTATCTAAATTTATATACTTACAGACTTGAAAATTAGGTTGTGTGCCGTAGTTTCTATTTACGAATATAAATTTATCACCGTCTTTCAACTTACAAACATCATAATAAACATAATCTTCTTTTTCTTTATTACGGTTAAAGTTAAAATATTCAACCCAGTCATTCCATTCAGTTTGAATCAGTTTATATTTAGCCAACATTACCGACCCTGAGAAATGTTTATCTGCACTTTCAAACTCTAATGGTGTTGCATCTTTTTCGTAATGCTTAAGAGAGTCGCAATTTTCTCTAATATATAATACATTTGGTTGTACAATATATTCAGTTAATGGAAAAATTTCATTCTTTACAGGCCATACAACTGTATCACCGCGTTTAGCTAATTTGGTTGCTACTTTCTGTAAAAAGAAAATATCACCAATACCTGCAGGTTGTTTAATAAGATATTTCATACAAATAACCAAGGATAATTTACAAAAATCCAATCTTCTGGCACTCTGTATTTTTCAACTAATGCAGCATTAGCATCAATAGCATTTTTATTTACTGGTAGCTCGTTATTAGCAAGTATCTCATCTAAGTGTTCAACACTATCGAAATACACTATACCGTCATCACAAAAATGTTTACCTATTGATCTATCACCCCAAAATATTGGTACCGTTTTTGTTGCAAAACAATCCACCACTTTTTCTGTCCAATAACCAGGTTGTATACTATTTTCTATAGTTATGGAAAATTGATAATCATCTAAGGCACTCGTTTTATTTTCAACTGGTTTATAACCATACCCATAAACGTCAATTTCGTGTTTTTGTGCTAATTTATTTATAATTTCATGCCTTAGTTTGTGACCTACAGTATAATTTTTAGAACTTGCAATAATACTAACTCGTTTAGTTTTTTCCTTACAAATATGATCTTTAGGTATCCAACATCTACCATGAGGGTAATACAAATAATTTTCCCCTTTATTTACTAAATCTTCATCAAATGTTAAAACATAATCAAACAGTCTATTATTCTGTTCTACCCATGTATATACTTGAGGGTGTATTGCTTTAGGTTCAAGTATCCATGCTACTTTACGTTTAATAGATTTAGACGCACGTAATATATCAGGTAAACATAAATCTGTTATGAATACAGAATTACTAACCGGGGTATTATCCCTTACCCAGTTTATATATTTACTACTAGATTTGTGACAACTACTATCGTCACCTACAAAATTTTTATCTCTTAAATTTATTTTTACGCGTGTATGTTCCATGTTTTTATATATTCCTCCAATTGTAATTTATTCATAGCTTCAATTTTTCTAACTTCATTTTCATTATTTCTATAATAAGAATGTCTGCTTTTATCTACATTAGCTACATCATGCCATAAATGTATAAGTATATCACTTTGGTTGCTAACTTTTGAAATAGGTATATCAAGTATTCTTGCTCTTGAAATAATTTCATTATCTTCATAACCCCAACCTATGAAATTAGGGTTAAAACCTTTAATTTTATTAAAGGTGGGTTTGTTCATCATTAAACACCCACCCACTGCCTTGGTATTGCCTACCAAATAATTGTCAGTATAATAATTTGTTTTTAAATTATTAAAATCAATTAAAGAGCATACATCTACCCAATTAGATTTAGTAATTGAATTAATAAATTTACCTTTACCTAATTGGGTGGTATATATTGCTACACCATTATAACCTAAAAATAACCCATCATTGGTTAAAACCTGATTGTATAATAGTTCTATAGTTTGTTTATTAACAAAAATATCAGAATCTAAAAAACATAATACGTTACCATCTGCAATTTTTGCTCCTTGATTGTATGATTTAGTTTTTTTAAAAGAATTGTCGGATTTTATATGTATAAATTTATCTATATTGTTTATATAAGTGTGTTTTACGCTTTGGTTAATCGGTGATTGTTCTACGAGTATGAATTCTGTTTTGATATTAAAATTATTAGTATAGTAATTTACACATTGCTCAATATTTACTATACGTTCTTCATTGTCTATTGATATAGGTGTAATAAAACTTAACATAATAATTATATAGTTCTGTGTTTTTTAATTTCACGTAGATTATTAACTACTGTCTTTTCATTTATATCGGTAACAGTCCAAGGTAATGCAGAATGCTTGGTGATAAAATAGTCTGCACCATCTTTAATATTTTGCTTCCAATCTGCACGTGGTCTAATAGCTGAACTAACTTCTGAACATGCTTGTTCCTGTAAGTAATTGTACGAATCTTGTATATCAGGCCACCACCAATAACCTGGTAAATAACCTTTTTTAATAGCTTGATATGAATGATCTATATGTTCCCACGCATTTAGGAACTTTTCATCAAATAACCCTATATCTTTAAGTAATTGGGAACTATAAACACAAAAAGCACCTACACAATGATAATTGAGTGCTAAATTAACATTATCACCATAGTCAATCACTATTCTCGGTCTAGGTTTACCGTTAATTTTATTAGCAGGTCCATGGTAACCATACATTAAATGGTGTATACCAGTTTTTTCTATGTATCTAATATATTCATTAAACACATTTGCGTTAGAAACCATGATATCATCCTCAATTAGGAACAAATAATCACATTTTTTATCTAAAAGGTACTTAAGTGCTTTATTTTTTGAAGCACCCACACCGATATTTTTATCGTTTTTAATATAGTGTGTATCGTAATTAAATTGTATATCATTTCCATCATTAATAACTACTAACTCGTGGATTTTTTCTTTAGGTATGCTATCGTAACACTTTTTAAAGAAATCTGGTCGATTACATGTAATAATACCTAAACCTATTTTATCCATAATACAATTTATAAACTATTTTTTAGAAATAAATAATTAAAATGGCAACAGTATTACCAAAAGAAACCCCGATAAATAATATACCTATACAGCAAGGTATTAACCCCACAGACTATCTTCTTATAAACAATGGGACGTTAAATCTTGTACCGTGGAGTACTATTGTTATTTCCGCAGATCAAACCGATTTTTATACATCTATCTTAAGTATTTCAAGCGCACAAATAAACAATACGGTAAATACGGCAACTTTATCTGCAACAATAATTAATAACAGCCCTAATTGGAATAGTACATATTCTACTGTTAACAATTTAAGTAGTAGCTGGGTAGGGGTACCAACAGCAATGTTGGTATTGCAAGGGTTTAAATCAAATAGTGCTGCCAACTATGATGGTACAGGGGCTCAAATACAAGGTGGTATTGTCGTGGGATTT